GTATGCCGTCCGGCTGTCATTGTTTGAGAACATAAAACCGCAAATGCTACAATCTCTGGTAACGCATGGTAACGGTGGATACACTATTTCCGATCCTTGAAAACTCATTTATTTTTTTCTCCGATTGTGTTATTACTATGCTATACTATAATAACAACAAACAACCGGAGAGTTATGATAAGTTTAACCGGGAAAATGGGTCATAAGCCCCGTCTTTCAAGACGGATTTATATTTCTTAATTTTCCTGATTCTCCCTTTTGATATGGTATAATATAATAAGCGGACAAAAGGGAGGCAAAATGAAGGGGCGGTATCAATTCCGATTCTATCCGACAATCGAACAAAAAATAAGCCTAGCTCAATTGTTTGGTTGCTGTCGGGTCGTCTGGAATGATGCACTAAGACTCTGCAAACAATCCGAAAAAAAACCGAGCAATGGCGACTTACAGAAAATAGCTATAACTCAGGCAAAAAAGACAGTAGAGAGAGCATGGTTAAGCGAAGTCTCAAACGTAGCATTGCAACAATCTGTTAGAGATTTGGAGACCGCCTTTACAAACTTTTTTAATTCTTGTAATGGGAAGAGAAATGGCAAAAAAGCTGGTTATCCCAAATTTAAGAAAAAAGCTAACAGCCAGTCAGCAAGGCTAACTCGCATCGGTTTTGTGATGCGAGGCAATGAAGTCTATCTAGCAAAAATAGGGGATGTCTTCCCTGTTTGGTCACGAAAATTACCATCAAAACCTAGCTCTGTCACAATAATTAAAGACTGTGCAAATAGGTATTTTTTGAGCTTTGTTGTAGAAATCTCCCCTATTCACATTGAGCCAAAAAATCAAAGTGTTGGTGTTGATTTAGGCATCAAAACCTTTGCTGTAATGAGTGATGGCACAACCGCCCAAAGTCCAAACTACAAAGTGTTAGATCGTAAAATTCGCAGGTTGCAGCGCAAGTTATCCCGTCAAGTCCAAACCTCAAAACGTAGGGATAAAACCAGGTTAAAAATAGCCAAACTGCATAATCAGATTGCTGACACTAGAAAAGATTTCCTGCACAAACTCTCGACTAAATTGGTGAGTGAGAACCAAACCATCATTTTAGAAGATTTAAATGTGTCAGGCATGGTAAAAAATAGAAGCCTGTCAAGAGCAATTAGTCAGCAAGGCTGGGGAGAATTTAGGACATTCTGTGAGGGTAAATCAGAGAAGTACGGCAGAGATTTTAAAGTAATTAATCGCTGGGAGCCGACCTCTCAAACTTGCTCAGACTGCGGTTTTCGGTGGGGTAAAATAAGCCTCTCTGTTCGATCGATTCAATGCTTAAACTGTGGAAGTCAGCACGATCGAGACTTAAATGCAGCAAAAAATATACAACAAGTCGGGATGGGGTATCGCCACGACTCTAAACGAGCACAGAGCTTGAATAAGACCGCTTCGGTGGCATCGGGCTATGAAGTGCTAAGCCTAAACTCGTCTATTTTCGATTAGTTCGAGTTTAGAATCCTCACGCCTTTAGGCTGGGGAGTATGTCAACGATTACACAAGCCCTGAGCTAACCAAAGCGATTACTGACTTTGAGAAAGGCAACGGCTCGATCGCCCGTATTTCTCGGTTTGTCAATGTGTTTGGCCTTTGGGTTGAGGATTGTCTGATTGATCCTGACAATTTTATCGCGGCGGCTGTCGCTAATCCTAATAAGCCATTTACTCCGACAGATAGGGCTGAAGTGGTATATTCTCTATTCTCAGAAGGAAGTGTAACACCAAAAGTACAGACTGCAATTGACAAGTTAGAGTCTCGGTTTCATACCATAAAGGTCGGGGATGAGCTTGACAATTTGCTTAGCGCTTTGATACTAGCGATCGCGATCGCGTCTGAGGCTGCCATCAGCGAAGGGTAAAAGGCAATTTAAAACCCGATCGCGCGATCGGGTTTTGTCCTGTTATTCCCATTGTTGGGAATATCATTAACCGTGTACCAATTCAACTCCGATCGTGTCGGAGGAACCTGTAGGAAGTCTCCAAACCACTACGCCGTTCTCTGTTCGCCATGAGTCGGAGACTTGTAATTTGACGCTACCGTCATCAGCTTTATCTGGACTCACAGATCGCCCCGGTCGGCTAACATAACCTGAGAAAAACTCACCATCGCTAATCGCGACAGTAGGTGATGTCATGTCTACATTTAGTACCATCAAAGTTACTATCAACTTTGTATTAAAGGCATTTTCCACAAACCTTAAAAAAGCAGGATTTTTTCTGTGATCCTTGAGTGACATAGTTAATTCTGCTGCCTGAATTGATCGCGCCTCTGGTTTTGTAAAGTCAGTCCCGACTACCATATCAGTATCATAATTCCTGGTAAATTCTGGCAAGTCAATTGTCTTGACCTCACCGTTAACCAGTATTACCCCGTCAACATCAACAAACGCAACTTTTAACATATTTCTAACTCACAAAGATTGTTATTTCTGCAATGCGATCGGCCTGATTATCACCTTTCAAAAGGACATCATAAACCAGACGGCGATCGGCTGTGTCCGACTTTTCACTACTGAAATTGACTACACCATAAGGCAGCAGAGAGGCTTCTGGTTCACGGTTCAAAGCGTCGCGGATAGCTTGAGCAATAGCCTCTAGATGTACTAAATCAAAGGGTTTTTGCCTCCAGTCAAAAGCTACTCTGTCAGCCAAGGATTGAGCTTTTGCCCTCAGTCTAGCAATATTAAACGGCAATCCATTTGTCATAATAGATGTCATGATCCTATCACTTCCCCATGTTATGCCTTTAGCCTGCAATAGTGCAGAGTCTGCAAGAGTAATGGCGATCGCAGATTCTTTTAGTGACTTTCCGTTAGGGTTCTCCCAATAGTCTAACAGTGCCACGGCTGCGACCAAGTGAACGCCAGCACCCTCAACCCCGCGATCGCTAGTGCGGATAGGGAATACCGCAGCCGCGTTAGCAGAAGTGAGTAATGGGATCGCGGCTGTAGCACTAATGCCCGGTTGTGTGTACACTGCGATCGCACCCAAAGCGATCGCTTTGTTATTTAATGCAATGGCAATTTCTGCGGTAATTTCAACACCAGCGGTAACAATCAGGGTAGGTTCGCGCCCGCCAACGGCTGCAACAAGCCCGATCGCACTTATTGAGTCAATCGTGTCATAGTTCGCGACCGAGTAGGTAACGCGAACAGTACCAAGCGCCGGAATTGTACTCGCAGCCGTGCGGGTTATTATCCCTGTAATCGGGGCGATCGTGAAGTGTGTAGGGGATACATAGGTTATATCGGCAGCTACGTTAGTTACGATTATGGGGGCGACTATGTTAGGGTGTTCTAACTTGATTATGCCAGAGGCATTAAATGTGTAGTTTTTAGCTGCTACCGCTGCAACTGCAACCGACGGCGTACTATTGACGGCGATAATAGGTACTTGGACATATTTAAAAATCGTCTCGATCGCATCAACTAAACCGTAAGATTCGAGGCCTTTACCTGAAGCAGTAGATAATGACAAACGCTCCCCATACTTTGCGATCGCGCTGGTTAGAGAGGTAATTAAAGTAGGGTTGCCGTCACCTTTTGCAGCGTTCCCAACTACTGCAATAATGTCCCACGGGGATCTCGGTAGCCTGACACCTTGTTCTACCAGAATGCTATTCATAGTATATCAATCCTCATTGTTGCTATTTGTGGGCTGGTCGTTGCTATCTCATTAATTCGCTGCCTTCCCACTATATCAAAAGTTTGCTCTAGTACCCATCTTTTTTGTTGAAAATATTCGCGGCGGGTATCAAAAGTTAAATCGAATAAAGCGCTTGTGACTTTTAGGTTTTCAAGTGCTGATTCTACTCTTTCTGCTACTTTCCCGGCCCCCGTTGCTTGATAGTATTCTGGCAAGCTTATTACTATTAATACTTTCTGGATTCGCGTCTGGAAATTAGCCGAAAACGTGCGATCGTTCTCGATCGTTCTCTCACTAGGGAATAGGATCAAAATGTCGCCAGCGTTATCCGCGATCGCTAGCTCTTGCACTTTGTTAGGGTGTATCCTTAGCAATACGTTAGGTGCAAGTGTCGCGCGCACGGGTGCTAACGCTGATGAAATTTCTGTCCTGATTTGCTCAGAATCGAACATACTATAGAAAGAGACGGACAAAAGCCGCCTCAGAGTTTAACTACTTCAAACAATCGATATTTACTTTTAAAGTGTAGCACGTTTTGCCGATTAATCATCTATTCCCAACACTGAGAATTCTAAAAATGACAGATTCCGCGATCGGGCAAATAGCCGTAAGGCATGGAGAAATCACGCGATTTGAAGAGTTTTTAAGAGACAGAGGCTTTACGCCGCAAACCACAGAATGCGACCGGACTGTGCTCAACAACTGCTATGCTGACAAGCGAATCTACGGACATGGGATGCTCCAAACCGGAGTTACTATAATTCTGGTAGATAGCCAATTTATAAATAAACAGAGAGTTGTTAAATATTGGCAGATTAAGATATGATAAGACTGTTAACCTCGGAGACACAATATTCAAGGGTTTAGGAACAAAGGGTCGAACCGCTGTTAATCTGGCGGTTTTTTATTGCGCCCGATCGCCATTCAACTAGCGGGTTCATCTATATCAAAAGTCTTTTGCATTAAAGCCTCTAAAGGACTGCGGACACGCCCCGCTAAAGCGTCATCAGTACCAATTACGGTATATGTGAGCTTGCGTTCATCAAACGAGTCATAAAACGCCGTTTTCCCCGCGCTTTCAAGTATGTCTGATGTGGTAATGCGATCGACACTTTCAATCTGATTAACCTGTTCTAAAATTTGCCTTGATGCGATCGGACTGCTACCGCCTATCACATTGCGATCGAGTAACTGCGAATTTCCACCTGTTCCAGTTCTGTTTTGATGCCATTCTAAACCTCTGTTGAGAATGTCGCTAGTAGTGCGATCTATAATCTTTTCCGGATCTATTTTCAGTATATAGTTATTAGGATCTGCAATCAGATTTCTACTTTCCCTATAAACAGTATCGCCGGTATTGTTTATTAATCTGTCGTTATAATACCGGATCAAATCTTCATTGATTACCGCATCTTTAACCTCAGTTTTTACAAAATCTTTAGCAGCGTCTCTAATGGCGTTACCAGGACTTTCCTTAAAAGCTGCTTGCCAGTCTTTAGACTCACCTGACGCCATCTTTTTTGCTTCATTAATTACCTTTTCTGCTACCTTTGTTGCGATGTATTTCTTAGCAATATTGCCACCCGCCCATTTTGCTATAACCTTGGCAGATCCCTTTGTCAATGCACCCGCGGCTACTTTGATCACGATCGGAATTATTGCTAGCATTGAGTTAATTTAGTTGTTTCCTAACAAATTATGCCTAAATGGTTAAGTGTTGAACCCAGATTAATAAAACCGACTAAAGACTGTTTTTTTACCTGTGACTGTGGCAGAAATTGGCATCCGGGATGGGTGGTAGCAAAGATCCACTTACCCATAATAGACCATTCCAGCGAGTTTAGGCTTGTTTGTAGCGAAAACGGGGAATATCAATGGATAGCTGCAAATCGCATCAAATACCGAGGTGAGAGTCACCTATTTGATACGGATCGCTATCAGCGTAAATTCAACTGGAATAAATACAGAATCGCGCCTTAATTCCCAACATTGAGAATGCCTAGGCTATAAACTTTTAGAATTAGAAAATACGTTTAATTCTAGCCGTTCCCCAAAGTTTTGGGCATAAGCTGGCATCGAAGTACGATCGAGACTTAGCAATATAAAATCATAAGTTCGATCGGCTAATATGCAACTACCTCCCACACCGGGGACTATCCACAACGGCAATATTTTTGGCTGTTGCACGTGACCTCTGTATACTCTATTTTGTTGCCCATTGTTAGGCATTGCAAACGATTCTAAGCTAGTTGTTATATATAGTCGAGCTAATACCGGGAATAATTCGGAACCTGTAGGATTGCCTAAAATATCAATAGCACCGCCTAATGATCTCTCAAAAGTTAGCGACGTTAACTGGTAATCGGATTTTAAAAAAGGTACACTTGGGAGAGTGCTTGTTATTAGTTGGTTTAATGATGTCATACTCTGAATTCTCCCTAAAATATGGTACGGAATTTAATGAGCTAATCTACTCCGATTGGCTACCAGTTGCGACAGCTAAAGCCTCAATATTCCCTTTAGCTTATAGGCCTTTAGCGACAGAATATTATCTAGGTTGGTTGCTTTGCACTACTTCAGGAGATCGGCACACTTCAGAGATTAAAAGCTTTGAAGTCAAACCAGAAGGGTATTCGGTAAGCTACAGCAACGGCAACGGATCTCAATGCGATCGCTGGTTAAAGTTCTTAAGACAGTTAGCGATCGCCGCCAATATTGAGATTCCAGAACGCGAGCAAACAAGAACTTTCGGGGGCGATCGAACTGAGGTTTTCAATCACCCGTTTTAAGTTCAAGCTAAGCCTTGTTTTAGCTGATTGATCCGGGTTGCGATCGAGGTTCTTACTGATTTTCTCTGCTCTGTTTTTAGCCAAGCGTCAAGCGCCATTAAATCCACAGTCGAATTAATTACGGTTGCCGCTTCCTCTATTGCGTAAGAGCCAAGATCTATAATTTCAGTATTAGCCATCGGATCGATTGTCTCTGACTGCTGTACAACCTCGATCGCTTTCAGCTTAGAAAATCTTTGATAATCCGGATGCTCTTGTAGCTGTTGGATCTTGGTTTCGTCTAGTGCATTTGTGCCAGCGACTAGCGCGATCTTGTCAAACGATAGAACTACACCCGGTTTCATTGCTGGCAAACATCTCTCAGGGTAGAATATTACGACTTGTGGCATGGTTTTTGAGTTATTTGTTAATCGATTAATCCCGGCAAAACCTAAACAGCTTCAACAACATCAATATATTTAATGCCAGCCGGATCGTGAATCATTGTGCCTGATGAACACGAGAAAAACGGGAAGATTCTAGTTAATCCTTGTGTTGGTGCTAAAAATTGCTCATCAACTAACTGAGCAACTGTAGACTCGATCCGGCGACTGACTACCGCGGGATCTCTCGTGTAAACAACCATCCGATCGCGGTTAGTCACGCCCGGTCGAACTCCATATTTTTCGAGAATATCACTCGAACTGAAGGGAGATCGGATGAAACTAGCAGAATTACCCGCAGGAGAGGTTCCCAGTTGCTCGATCGCAGCGTCTAAAGCTGAAACATCGCCATTTTGAGGGTTCATTATTCGCGACGCTAATACCCGCATTCTTGGAGATAATAAAATCGTGTCAGGCTCTAAAACTGTCTCCCCATCGGCACTTAATCCGGCGCTTAGGATAGTATCAATCAGAAATTCAACCCACTGAGCATAAGTCGCAGTATTAGGGTTGAAAGCTGACAGGGTAAAACTAACGTTAGGGTTATTATATAACCCGGTATAACCTAGAACAGGTTCCCCGATCGCCGCAAACCTGTTTAGACGTTTAGCTATCTCAGACCGAACTATGTCAATTTTCCGGTTTTCTACTAATTGCCTGATTCTTAGCGCGTCTTGTGTCCGAGCCTCTTGCCACATTACAGAATATCCTTTTGCTGCCATTACAACAGGATAATTATCTGTAGTTAAAGTAACGGGGGTTAACGGGATATCGGCAGCGCCTGGTGCTAATAGGATTGCTTCTTCCCCTAAGTTTCCACCCATAAAGATCGCGCCGACCTCATCTTTCCCCGGGGGGAGATCGCCCGTAGTAGGGATCAGTGTTCCATTCTCAAAAGGATATTGAGGAAATCGGTAGTTATTCCGAATTTCTAAACCTTCGGCTATGTATTGCCATAATGCAGAAACTGCCATTGTCAGACCTCTCTAAACTCCCATTGTTGGGATTAATAACTGAGCTTTGAAATGTTGGGAATTAAGGCAAATTGAGCGAACAAATTGCCACTTTATCCGCGCCGATCGTAGATAAGAATCGAGCGTTAGGTACTAATACCGCATTAGCGCCTGCTACGTTTGTAGCTTGACCTTGTGTCAAACCAGGAGTAAATATTGTGAATACAGGGTCGCCAGCTTTCACGGCTGCGACAACTAGCACTCCTATTACACCACGGAAATAATACGCGACCTGATCCTTGGGCGGGTGCTCGTCCTTCAAATACCAGCGCTTGCAAGCTCCCACAATAATAGAATTAGCATTGACTGGTAAAATCACCCCACGGCGTTCTAGATTGCCTTCTAAAGCAGTCGCGATCGCCACAAAGTAACCGGGTTTGATCGCTGCGACAGCCTCTGCGTTGTAGGCAGTCCGTGCGCTGTCCTCTTGTCCTGACATTGCCAACTCGCCCGCAACAATTGTGTTAGATAACTCAGGCATTGATAGATCCTCTGGGTTTTATTGTTTCCAAGCATTCTCATAGCTGATGATTGCTTCGTTAGTGTCAGCTAGATCGCTTTTTGCTGCGATCGTATCATCTGGCATTTCTGGGGGTATTTTTGAGCTTTTTTTGTTTAGTGCAGCCGATCGCCTTTTAGCCATATTGACTACAATCTCGATCGCTCTTAATTCTGCCGTAGCATCCGGTGTTACCAGAAAGTCCGCAAGCGATCGAGCGAATAACTCGTCAAACTCATGACTGGGCATTTTAGTTTCATCAACCAAAGCTCCAGCCTCCGATCTCAGACTAGCGTATTTTTGGCTAATCTCAGCATCTTTCTGATATTTTGATGCTGACGCTTGCAAAGCTAGCACTTGACCTCTTAAATCCTCATTTTCAGCCTTCTGTATGATTAATTCAGCTTGTGAGCTTCTATACTTTTCATCTAGATCCACGTATGCCGGATCTCTCTTAATATCGTCTAACTTTTCTGTCATTTTTCTTAAAGCGTCCCTAACTTTTTGTACTCCGACTGTTTTGATAACTTGCTGCAAATTATCAGGAAAGCCGCGATCGGCGCGCCCTATTCCTACTGTAGCATCTGCCGGAATAGAAACTGCACTGATCTCGAAAATTTCCCATTCGATCGCTTTTACTTTTTTGGGGCTGACTAATTTAGAATCCCATTCATCACCTTCCCAAACTGCATTACTCAATACCTCATGTTTATACACTCGATAGCCTACACTAATTCCCTTTATAATGCCGTCTTTGACATTTTGATATAATTCCTCTGTAGCAGCCGATCGCGACATCTTGGCTACTGCTAAACCTCGATCTCCCTCCCATTTAATCGAACTAATAACACCGCGAACCTGATCCGGATCATGATTCCACAAAAACTGGATTAAACCCGAATTAAGCCGATCGCCCTTAATTGCCTCTTCCCTACAATCTAAAATCTCATCAACTATTTCCCATCTTTCCCAGTCCATACGGCGATGTGGGATACTACTAGCAAAGCTAAATTCTAGTGTTTTTATTCCCTCAGTATCGATCCCCGCGATCGTCTCAGACACATCACGATAATTCATAGTCATATCACAAAATCCCAGTGTTGGGAATATCATTAATCCTTTAAAAGATAGCACATTAATCGCAATTACAGCGCGATCGCCAATGAGTATAATAGGGGAAGTCACAGAATGTACTGGTATTTATATAATATATGGCGTTATGTGACTAGCTCAAACCTATACACAGTAACGATTTTGCCCCAATATCAGAACAGGTCGGGGCGATCGGGCGGTGCTACAATATAAAAAATGTTGAGAACGCTAATATGCCTTACAAAATCGTCTATTTACACCGGGTCATTGCAGAACGTACAATCTGCCGTCAACTGAGAAAAGGAGAGGTCGTACACCATTTAAACGGCAATACAGAGGACAATAGCTACGACAATTTAGAGGTATGTTCTAGCGCATCGGTGCATCGGTTGCACCACCGCCGATCGCACTCCGACAATTTCCAACCCGATCGCCATTTAGAACGCGACGGCGACCTCTGGTTTTAATGGGGAATTCGTCACAGAATGTACTGGTATTTTTATAATATATAGTCTTCTGTGACAGACTCAAGCCTATACACAGTAACGATTTTACCCCAATATCAAAACAGGTCGGGCGATCGCCCGATCGCCCTAAAAGATTTCTGAGATTTCCTAATATTCTGCTGAGGTTGTGCTATAATATAGGTAGCACCGCAAAGCTACAAACTTCCGGTGCATGAGCAAACCTAAGTACAGGTCAACTAATGCCTAATATAACACAGAAAGCAATCGTAACGCAAGTCCCGATCGGAACTTTGCAAATAGAGGGCTTGATGTTGGAGGATGGGAGCTACGCGGTCGCGCAACAGCAGGTCGCCAGCCTTTTTGGCTTAACCGCGAATCACGTCACGAGAGACCTCAAAGCTATACTAGGAGCGGGTTCTGGCTTAACCAAGGTAAGTACAAACCGGAATATAGGCGACGCAAAAAACGCAATCGAAGTCGCATTAAACCTTGTGCAATTTCAAATTGTAATAGTCAAGTTATCGGCAAAAGGACATCTGTTTGCTCTCGAACTGAATCTGGCTTTAGTCGGTTTGGCATTGACTCAGTTATTCTCGGATGCGTTTGGGGTGAAGTTCGAGAAAGAGGAACGCCAGCGTCATTTAATAGCGCTTCAAACTCATCGTGATCAGTTTCGCGTTAAGTTCACCGACTGGCTAAAAGAAGACGGCGAGAAATTCTCACTTACTGTCAACTATGGGGCTGAGGTTAACAAGCTAAAAACAGCCGCAAATCTACCATTAACACATCTGCACGATTACAACCCCGATGACTACCCATTGATAGAGCAATTGAATCGCACCTACTACAGCTATTCTATGCTGCGATCGGCTGGACACACTCACGATGAGACGATCGCCCTGATAGACTCAATATCTGCAAAATAGACAGCACCTAACCCGCCCCGCGCGGGTTTTTGTTTGGGTAGGTTCCCAACACTGGGATTAATCTTTACGGGCGATCGCCCCGCTAAATGCCAGCTAGTTCTGCAATTCGACTACCTACCGTGTCAGCATCTAGGATCGAATTTTCAACAGTTTTCTGTAGCGCGGTAATTAACCCGTTAGGATCGCGCGGTTCGTCAATTCTCAATGGGAATTTCCCCCAATTCCCAATATCACCATAATTAAACTGGATAATCGGGCGGATTAGTTGCTCTACCAATTCCTCCCCAAAAATACCCGCATCGGTACGGCTAGCCATTCTTAATATCTCAGTGTGTCCGCTGTTTAAATTCGAGTCGCCCGACCCGGATTCCCCTTGTCCTAAAATTGTCTCAGGTATTAAAAAACTCATCAAAATTCCTTGCCTGAGTAGTCTTAAAACTGAAACAAAAAAAGCGCCGTCTGTCTGTTGCGCGATCGCCAAAATTTCATCAAGCGCGTCGATTACCATTACCCCGCTGTTGCGGGCCTCTTCTAACTTTTCTAGCATAATTTTTGCTGCCTCATCGGTTCCAGCGTTACTCTTTCCAACTAATAGCGGCGTTGCTTGCCGTTGCGCTGCGATCGCCATTGAAAGCATCACTAACCTGTATTGTTCCCAAAATGGGATCGCCCTTGCTAGCGTAGCAACACCCGCCGGATTATTCCCTAAGTTAAAGCACTCTTCATTTTTTATATGCAAAAAATCGGTTAATTCAATATCTAACTCACCTTTTTTAAACCTAGTTTCTAGGGTTAAATCGTCTCTCAGTTTAAATTTTATAAACCGCGGATCAACCCAATTCAATCCCGCTATTACTGCTTTTCTTGCCCTGACTTCGTGCCATTTTTCAGTAATAGAAAATCCGTAATAAATTGATGAGGCAATCTTGCTTTGATGAGTTTTGAAACTACCTGGTAAATCTTCAATTTGCTTTAGAATATCTTGCTGAATTTTCGGGTCATCATGCGAGTATTCCTGCAAGTATGACAGCATTAATAAAATGCGAACCTTAGCCGCAGCGGCGATCCAAGGCTGCTTAAGCATAGTGGCGTAGTCATTAACGTAGTTATTCCCGTAACCGCCCGACGTACTGGTAGACCAGCCATTTTTGAACCAGTGAGAAGAGGATTCGCCATAGCCTAAACTCTGACTTATAAGCGAAACTAATGGTGTTAGGGCTTCAGTCTGCATAATTGTGATTAATCCCAGTGTTGGGAATTCCTGGATAGTATGCTATAGTGTAGTAGACCTTGAGGAACAAGTGCTAAGAGATGTATAACACAATAAAAAGAGTAAGAACATTTGAGACTCTAAAAGTAGGCGATGAGCTTATCACTGATGGCATTGTTACAACCGTGCTAGACATTGTACCAAGCACACCCGATCGCCCGACTTGGAGGGTCTACAGTCAAGATACACGCACAGGCTCAATTAGCCTAAAATCTGGCACAGAGGATCAAGTCCTCTTTATTGTTCCCCCAAAGAATGACCAAAGCTGGCCTACTTTGAAATAGCGTATTACCTATCTGCACACACAGGATATACCTCATGATACCAGAAATTGTAAAGAAATGGTTTCAGCCGATCGCTCTGACAAATACTAATGAATGCTTTCAAGATCTAAAATCGTGGGAATTGAAACCGGGCGATCGGGTGTTTGTTGGAATTTCTCAAGGGGGTGCGACAATCGAGTCGATCGCAGTCGATAGAGTAATGGGCACCGCTACAATAGTATGGGATGACAAGTCCGATCGTAAGCGATTGCTCTCAGTCTTCAGTAGCAAACACATTTTTTACGTTTATATTCAGTAAAAACTAGAAAACATCATGTTACAAACTTGGACGGCTACGATCGTTAAACGGGAAATAACAGATACCGCATATTATTCGGAGTCTGGAACATTCAATCGTCACGCAGGAACTAAGTATCATTTAGTTACCAAGGAAGGCTTATTTATCGAATTTGTGCAGACTCTGCTAGTAGTCACGCGACAACCTGCCGACAATCGAGAGTATTATAAATCTCACGGTTTTCCCTCACCCTGTAAAGAAGGTGATGAAGTAATCTTAACAGGTGAAATCCTCAAAAACTACGGGCAAAAAATCATAATTGATTGTTTTTCGATGGAGGAAGATCCCGCAAAATACCCAGAAGCTAATGATTAAAATGTGGGATGGGCAAACTGTACACCAACACTAGGGACTATCGGATCTCTAGTGTGTACCAAGTCAAAACAAGCAAAAGCGCTAGCCGCCGCCATCACTGTGTCATCATGACCGGAAACAGCGCGCCGATCGTCTTTTGAAAACTTTTTAAACTCTTCTACCCCCTCCCAAGTTTTAGGGTAATTTATTGCATTTTCCTCTACAAATAGCTTTAATCTGTCAGTATTAATAATTTTACTCGACTTAGTTGATAATATGCCTTGGATACGGATATCAGGCATTTTTTCGGCTAAGCTTTCGGCTATCACCTTGCCTCCTGAATTTATTTCTACCCCCATTATTAGCGGGGGATATCGTCTTATAAACGGAATTAAAGCCCTAATCGATGTCGATACTGGTGTTTTGTTTTTGCGGTACTCATAAGCCAGATTATAGGGCACTGTGGATACATCCCAAGCCTGAGCCGTGAAGTAATCATCCCCGCCATAGTTAGGATCGATCCCCCACAGATAGCGGCGATTGTGAATAGGTGAGGCATAGTTACCGATCGCGCAAGCATCAACAGCCTCGACATCAAATAGCATAGACTCTGCTTTTTTAATGTGCCAGTTGCCATATAAGAGCCGATCGCGATCAACTGAGTTCTGAGCTTGTAAGTTCGCCAGATAACCCGGATCTGCTTTTAGCAATGTCGGATTATCCTCTACTGTTGCACCAATAAATGTAAAGCTTTTAGGTAGGCAACCCGGATATTTTATCTGCAATTCCTGTTTCGTATCTCCCCAAAGGATAATATCATCAACTACTATAAAAAACCTTATTTTCCCCGCTTTTTTGGGGTCTGCATAACCGTCTGCACCTATCCACCAATCAACTAATTCAGCTACCCAGCTATCAGCATCAGGGTTGCAAGTTGCTCTCATTTTTGGCTCGAAACCGTGGGGCGATCGTAACCTAGAAAGCAGATAGAAAAATTGCTTTTTAGTAAAATGTGTTACCTCATCAAAACCTACGTAGGGTAATTGTGCACCTTGCCAGTTATTGACGTTTTTTTCGTGCTGCAAATGCGAGAATCTGATTGTAGCACCGCTGGGGAAAGTCCATTCTAGCCGCGTCTGATGCGCGGTCGCCCCCTTTAACGGATACCATCTCTGAGACTCATCCCACAATCCACCCTCATTACATATTTCTGGGTATGTCCTACGTAAAATAACGGCGCTGTAAATGCCATTATCAATATGTTTTGCAGCGTCCCAAAGTAACCATGTAGTCTTCCCGGGCCCCGCGCCGCCTCCAAACAATAAAACTTCTGCTTTACTTTTGAGTGCCAGCGCTTGCTTAGGGTGTGGTGATGGGAAATCTGCAAATTTTTGCCGTTTCCCTCTGGCGATTTCTGCCATTTTTCTTAACTGCAAGGCTTTAGCTAATGGCATCGTTTTCTACCTTGCTAGCTGGTAACAAATATTGCTCTGAGTCGTCTGTCACATCTATAATTTCATGCTTAACCGCATCTAATTCGATACCGTCTGGCGCGATCGCCGTGGCACTGACTGATATATCACCTAATACCTCTGCGGCCCTTACAAGCTCTCGCAACTGTAGCAAATTAATCTCATCTTCCCCGATCGTCTCAGTGATTTTAGCAAGTGTTGCGGACATTGTTTCGCCTAATTGATTCATCCACTTTTTCGCGATCGAATTTCTGTACTGCCAGTAAACCGCATCTAAATGCGGCGATGTTTTGACTCTCTCACTAATAGGTATTTGTTTCTTTCCTGGTATGTGAAAGTGATTTTCGGCCGCTTTAATGCCTAAAACATCTCGCATTGCGACCATCATGCAGCATTGCTCATCGGTTAGTTTTGGGTGCAACCTCCGCAAAAACGGATCTTTATTCCTCATGAGTTTTAACTGAAATTGATTGCGAATATCTCTAAAAGTAACACAGAATATAACAAAAGCGATCGAGATTTTAGTCACGATCGCCTCAGTTGTTAATTAATTCCCAACACTGGGATTACTAGAACGGGACTAACTCTGAGAATGCTTGGTCTACGATCGTTCTTAAAGTGTCAAAATGGTCGATCGTCAAAGGTGCTACGTTAAGCATTTTTTCGAGTTGCTCGATCGCCGCGTGTTTGGGTGCTTGAATTTTCATCAGCTCGATCGCCAGGCTAACCGTGATCTGATTCTTGCGGGTAAGACTTAACTCGTCAAAAGTCAAAACTTTTGCGCGTTCTAAAAATTTAGCCATTCGTTCGCTATCGATCGTGACTGCATTTAACTTATACGCAGACTCAATCTTCTGCATAAACTCGCTGTAAAGTCCACCGATAAAATTGATCGTTTTCACTTCATCAAAAGACTCGGCAGCGGGTTCTTGAGCGGGTTCTTGAGCGGGTTCTTGAGCTCTTAACGGCGCGTTAGGGTACGTTATGCCCGATCGCCCGGTTTGTGGCGTTTGACCACTAAAACCCGATTTTGTGGCAACTGATGGCTGGCTATAACTTTTGCCTTCATCATCGCTGAATACCCAAGATGCGGGGATCTCTGCGATCGGATAATCGCATCTGTTAGCGTTACTTAGAGCTATTTGTGCTATTTGTTGCCAGTCCGGGCGACCTTCCCCCATAAAAAACGGCAATTCGACACCATCACACAGCATATTGCAGTATAAAATACTGCCAGGGTTTGCCGATTTTGTTTTTGCGGGATCGGCGGGTGTCGGATTAATCCCTATCTGTCCGTTTTGTGCTTGCTCAGGACTCAGGCTTGCCATTGCCCACAACATCCCACGTGCAAAGCTTGTTCCTGATCCCGTCTCAAACTTGTAAACTTGGCTGTTTTCATCCTCTAGCAATAATCCGACTTTCCAGCCGTCTTTACCGCCGCGATTCGCTTCATAGATGTTTAAACCCCGCAGACCTCCAGCTTTGCTTTGAAAGCTTACCGCGTCAACCTTTACAGGTTCACCATTTGAGACTGTAAACCATAACCCGCCTTTGGTGCGGTTGCAGTATACAATTTGAACGCCTAGCCGAAAGGTTAAAAATCCTGTTTGCTTAGTCATGTTTAGATCCGTTTAGTTCTGTTTAGTTCTGTTTGCTTCTGTCTAACTGTCTAACTGTCTAACTATCTAACTATACCATAGTATCTCCCAGAATCCGAAAAAAATAAAAAAAATATTTTTGGTCGGGGCGATCGACACCTTTTCGCTCGATCGCCCGCTGTCGCACATAGGGGAAAAGTCATAGGATATTAGTCATATTTATATACTATATAGCGGTCTGTGACAGGCTTAAGCCTATATGCAGTAATGATTACAGCTATTTTAAAAACTCGGTGTCAGAATGCCCTAAAATCCCCATAATCTGACACCGGAGGCAGAGCAAATTAATGGCGATCGGGGCATTCTCTGGCTACAATTTAATAGGATGCTACAGAAATAACCGGGCTCTACCGTTAATAGTTGGGTATTATTTTTTATTAATTTTTTTTTATTAATTTTGCTTTTTTTGTTTTTGTTTTACTTTGCTTCAATGTAGCTTCAGTATGCTAAATTTTCCTAGTTTTAAAAATTGCTCAGAGGGGGGGTCTAGGGGGGTATGC